ATTCGTCTGATCCAGCTGATTCCTTCCTCCAGGGAACACTGAACGGTGGCGACGTACACGATCACCCATAAACAGGTGGTCAGCAACGTTGCCATCGTTCAGTTGCTGGAGCCACTTGAATTTGAGGTCGGTCAAAGCATCACGATTGCTGGTGTTGGTGCTGGGTGGAACGCCACCCACAAAATCCTTGCATTGCCCGAGTATTACTTCACTGGCGTCAGCGCCCAGGGCGATTACCTCTACGACACATCGCGCATCATCCCGAATCAGGTGCTGTTTGCGCTCACCACAGCCGATCTGGAGCGCGCTGCGGCCACAGGCACAGCCACGTACTCGGTTACGTGCACATGGATTGTCCTGGCTGATTTAGAGGATTACCTCGGCTTCACGTTCACGAATCCGAGCGCTGACCTTGACGTTGCCAACATGGCGCTCGCGGCAGCCAACGCTTTCTGCTTCCGTCGCCGCCAGGAGGCTGGCTACTGGGATTCGCCCAGCACCGTGCCAGATGGCGCAGCCAAGCTTGGCACCGTGCAATACGCGGCAATCCTTTACCGCGAGCGCGGCAGCACTGAGGCCTTCGCCAGCTTCGATCCGTTGGCCACAGGTGGCCCAGTCACAGGCAACTACGGCCAGATACTTCGCCTACTCGGAGTCGGTAAGCCGCAGGTGGCGTGATGAGCAACCTGTTCAAAGAAGGGTACGACCAGCTCGTAACGCGCCTCGGTTTGATTACCGGGCTAAAAGTTTTCAACGATCCGCGCAACATTAACGTGCCGTGCGCAATCGTTGAAGCACCGAGCATCGAGATGGCCAGCAACGTAGTAGCCGACATGGAATTCCGTGTCGTAATCGTCGGCATGGGCACAGGCGACAACCGCACACTTGACCAGCTGCTTGACTTGGCTGATTTGATTCGAGCCGCGCAAATCGGCCTGAACACAGCCCGGCCAACGACTGTCAGTTACGGTGGCGCCGATTACCCTGCCTACGAGCTCGTGATACGCACCAAAGTCGCACCGTAGACCTACTAGACTGCCCACAAGGCTTGCAGCGGCCGCCAACCACAGGAGAACCGCTACATGGCCGTTGCAACCACCTACCTCGCCACACCGACCTTCAACATCGGAGCTTCGTCGGCCTCGACCAAGGACTTGTCAGACCAGTGCAAGAGCGTGGTCATCACCAAGGCGCGCGAAGCCCTTGACGCTTCCAGCTTCGGTTCCTCGGCTCGCAACTACGTGGGCGGCCTCACCAACGTGACCGTTACCGCGACGCTGCTCATGGAATACAGCGCGACGCCTGGCACTTACGTCGATCTCACCAGCCTCGTGGGCACCAACGTCTACGTGGCAGTTAAGCCGACCAGCGGCGGCATCACGACGACAAACCCAGAAATGCAGATTACGGGTGGGTACCTAGAGTCACTTGATGTGATTAATGCCAGCCTCGGAGAGCTTTCAGAGGTCGAAATCACGATCACTGGTGGCACGCTTGTTGAAGATGTGACCGCATGAAATTGACAATCCAGGTGTCGTTTAAGACACCGGCAGGACAATCGGTCAGCGAAACGGTCACTACGACCATCGCAACTGCCGCAGCGTGGGAACGTAAATTCAAGCGCCGCGCATCTGATCTCCAAGGCGGCATCGGTATCGATGACCTGATGTTCATGGCGTGGCACGTGCTCAACGCTCAAAAGCGTGAAGGTCGTGACTATGACGCTTGGCTTCAATCGGTTGAGGATTTCAGCGTCGTTGAGGTCGCTGGCGCAAACCCTACGGATCCGGCAGCATCAGACGCCAGTTAGCTGAGCTGCTGTTGGCTACCGGGTACTGGCCAGACGGCATCGAGTTTGATGTAGAAGATTTGGCGACGGTGTTGCTGCTCGCCAAGAAACAGCAGGAGAAACGCCGTGGCCGTTAGCGCAAGTGTTCAGGTGTACGGCATCAAAGAGGCCTTACGCGAATTAAACAAGATTGACAAAAGTTTGCGCCGTGAGATTACGCGCGATTACAAAGAAATTGTCAAGTCGGTCATTGATGACGCCAAGGCAGCCGTGCCGGCAGCTGCACCGCTGTCGGGCATGAACCGCAAATGGAAAACCAAATCGGGTTACGAAATTATTGGTGACGGTGGCTGGTCACAAGCCATTGCGCAGAAGTTTCTCGTCGCCAAAATCAGCACACGCCGCGTCAAGGAATACCAAGGCAACAAAGTCAATGTCGGCACGTTCAGGCTCGTATGGTCAGGCATCGCCAACCAAACCTTTGACATCGCCGGCCGCAAATCAAGCAACCCACTGGCTCGGGCATTGTCTCAACGTTGGGGATCAGCATCGCGCGTCATGTGGCCCTCGTACGAGAAAAACAAATCGCGGGTCGATGAGGAGATGCTCCGCTTGTGTGAGCGCGTCATGGATGAAGTGAACCGCAACCTGGTGACCGCACCAGTGAGCCGTTCGTAGGATGTACCAATGGCCGTAAGTATTCCCATTGTCTCCGAGTTCGACTCGAAGGGCATCACAAAGGCCATCAACGAATTCAAGAGTCTTGAGGGCGCTGGCGCTAAAGCCCAGTTTGCCCTGGGCAAAGCCGCGCTACCAGCAGCAGCCGCTATTGGCGGCCTAGCCGTAGTTATTGGCGACGCCACCAAAGCTGCCATTGAGGACGCCAAAGCCCAAGAGCTGCTCGCCCTAGCCATTGAAAAGAACACGCTGGCCGGTGAAGCCAACGTGCGCGCGGCCGAGGCCTACATCGAGGCCACCATGATGAGCGCAGCAGTCGCAGACGACGTGCTCAGGCCAGCCCTGGCGACGTTGGTGCAAACCACAGGCGATCTGCAATACAGCCAAGAGCTGCTTAACGCCTCGCTTGACATCTCGGCCGCTACCGGCACAGAGCTCAGCGCTGTCACTGATGCTGTGGCAAAGGCTTACGCAGGCAATACCAAAGCCCTAGGCAACCTGGTGCCGAGCGTGCGCGGCCTGATTAAAGACGGTGCATCGCTTGACGAGATCATGCAGGCGCTCAACGCAACGGTCGGTGGCGCTGCGGTCGTGGCTGCCAACAGCGCCGAGGGCCGCATGAAACGCCTATCGCTCACTATTGGCGAAACCAAAGAATCAATCGGCGCAGCCTTTCTGCCAATACTTGAAAAACTGCTGCCGTACTTGCAACGCTTTGCTGAGTATGCGCAAAACAACAGCGACACCATCGTGAAAGTCATGTTGGCGGTCGGTGCCCTGGCCTCAGCCATCTTGGTGCTCAATACAGCAGTTAAAGTCATTACGGCCAGCCAGATTGTGCTCAATGCAGTCATGGCCGCCAACCCAGTCGGCTTGGTCGTTGTCGCTGTCGCAGCTCTTGTCGCAGGATTCATGGTGCTAGTCGAAAAAACAGGCAGCATCAAAAACGCATTTGCCGCAATGGGCAATTTCATCATTGGCATCTTTGAAAAAATCGGCAATGTCTACGTTGGCATGATCAACAAAATCATTGAAGGTTTGAACGCAATCAACCCATTTACCGACATTGGTTATCTTGACAAATTCAGTTTGCCAAGATTCAGCACTAGTGGCGGCGGAGCTTCAGCCGGTGGCGGCGGTGGCGCTAGCAGCGGCCCAGATTTCGTTGAGCGTACGTTTGCAACACCAGTGATACCTGTGGTGCCTGCACCAGCCGTGACCTTGCCTGCACCGTCAGGCGGTGGTGGTGGCGGCGGTGGTGGTGGCGGCCTCGGTCAAGGTATGGTCGGCATCTTGCCGATTAACGAAGGTTTCATTGGTGGCGGTGGTGGCGGTTTTGGCGCAGCACCAGGCAACGAAATGCTGCTCGATGGCATAACTGGCGGCATCAGCATCACCATCAACACCGTCACTGCGCCATCTGATCTTGGTGACACCATTGTCAATGCTTTGCGTGATTACAACCGTCGCAGCGGCCCATTGCAGGTCGAGATTGCGTAATGGCTGCAACAGTCGTTCAATCAGGCACATACCTGCTGGAGCTCGATACCGGCTTCGATGTCAATTCGTTCACGCTTGACGACGCGCTAAAGGGCGTGCTTGATGGCACGACATACACACTCGGCCCGCAAACTCAATACGCCGACATAACCGATTTCGTTACCGACATTCGTTACAGGCGCGGCCGACGGAAAGTGGACGATCAGTTCTCGGCTGGCGTCATGTCATTCACAATGAATGACGAAACCGGCATCCTCGGCCCATACGACACAAGCAGCCCTTATTTTGATCCGCTGAACGACAAGCCGGGTTTGGCGCCGATGCGTCAAATCAGGCTGAGCCGTAATGGCGACTATTTGTTCGTCGGCTATGTCACGTCATACACATACAACTTCGCCCTGGCTGGATTCAACACCGTCAGCGTGACGTGTTCAGATGATTTCTATTTGCTGGCCCAAACCCAGATGGCGGCTTTTAACCCCAGCGCTGAATTAAGCGGTGCGCGTGTCAGCACCGTGCTCGCATTGCCTGAAGTGGACTACACCGGCACAACCAACATTGATACCGGCACTGTCAATCTGGGTCACGACAGCAGTTACAACGTTGATGCTGGCACCAACACGCTGAACTATTTAAATCAAATCAATGAGGCCGAGCAAGGCCGCTTGTTTATGTCGCGTGATGGCGTGCTGACGTTCCAAAACCGTATTGGCGCTACGCTAAGCGGATCAGTCATTACGTTTGCGGACGATGGCACCGCCGCCAAGTATGACGAGGTAGAGGTGGAGTTTGACGCTGATGGCGTCATCAATCGCGCCTACGTCGAGGCACTAGACGGCAAAACGGCCACCGACCAAGATTTGACTAGCCAGGCCACATACTTCATTCAGTCACGCTCAATCACCAACAGCCTGCTGCACCAGCAAGGTGAAATAGATGCGCTTGCCGCTTATCTGCTCGAAGGCGAACCAGGGCCACGATTCACGGCGCTTAGCACCCATTTCGGCTTGCTCACCGATCCACAACGCACCAACGCCGCGACCGTCGACATTGGCGACACCATCACCGTTACCAAGGACATCACTGGCCTATCAACGCTTACCTCAGAGCTCAGCATTGAAGGCATTGAAGGCACTATCAATGTCAACACAGGCCACCGGGTCACTTACTTCACAGCGCCAACAACGGTGGTGTTCCAGCTCATTCTTGACGATTTGGTGTACGGTCAACTTGACGGCACGAACGTATTAGGATGATGTGACCATGGGTGCTAACGCTCAAACAGCAGTTCCAACGTTCACAGCTAGCCAGGTGCTTACTGCGGCTCAAATGAATCAGTCGGCTCGGACTGGCGTGCCGGTGTTTGCCAGCACCGTTACGCGCGACGCAGCATTTGGTGGCACTGGCGAAAAAACGCTTGCCGAAGGTCAGATGTGTTACGTCGAAGGCGTCGGCCTGCAGACATACAACGCAGCAGGCGCTTGGGTGACGTGGGGTGGATCACCAAGTTTCGCAGTCGTCAAAGCCGAAACTGCCTTCACCAGCGCAACCAGCATCACCGCAGACAACGTATTTACAAGCACTTACACCAACTACCTGATTGTCGTGAGATGTACGACTACGGCTAACGCCGAACTTTTCTGGGCCCTCCGCGTGGGCGGCGTCACAGCCGCAACAAACTACAACTATCAGCGCATTGAAGGCTCAAACACCACCATCGCAGGCGCGCGTTCCACTTCGCAGACCAAATGCGGCTATGGGCAAGCTGGCAGCGTGATGAGCCTAAATGCATTTATTCTCAGCGGCCCGAACCTTGCCGAAGCCACTACGGCGATTACATTCACCAACAATCAAGGTGCAAGCGGCGGTGTCACAATTCAAACCTACGCAGGAAACCACACGACTGCCACGGCTTATGACGGCATTGAATTGACTGGCGGCACCGCCACAGGCACCTACACCATCTACGGATTG